ATGAAGTATATCCTGCGGAAACTCCGAAGTCTGCGTCTGCCGCTATAGTAAATCCGCCAAAAGAAGTGTAGCCTGAGTCGATAGCAAACGTCACTTCATTAAATAGAATGTGCGTTCCGTTCTTGGTTGCGGCTAAAGTTAAATCAAAAGTGGAAGCCCCTGATAAACTTCCTATTCCTGTATTAACATTGTCTAGGGAAACAGCGAAAGATGAAGAATCAGTCTTTGCAGGACTATTCCAGTTTATTCCAATGTTACTCCAGTATATTGGAGCAGAGGCTTCTGCCCACGTTATCGGGGCTGTCAATAGTAACCACTCGTATTCATCACTCTAAGAGCAGAGCCTGAGTGACGATCCTTGTTGTCCTGTTCCTGTATATCTTTGATAGCCTGCTGAAAGGCTGTTGCCCACAACTGTACTCTGGGATCATTCATAATGAATGGTTCCGCTTCCAGTAGGCAACCATAAAGATAGACATCAGGAGCGTTAGTAATCATCCAGTTAGTAGAGGCGCTAGGAGTAAGTGCATCAAACTTCTTGTAGAATAACATCTCAATAGTCTGTGCGCTTCCCGGTATCGGCCCTAACTGAAGTTCATCAGCGATAATGGTATAGAACTCTGGCGTACCTGTTTGCGTACTCCCATACAACCTATCATAGATTTCGGGGGTAACATACTGCATAGGGGTGATAGGAGAGGTATTGATTTGCAGATTACGCATCTGAATAAAGTTAGTAGGCAGAGCAAGATTCCTCTGCCCTGCAACTGTCGATGCAGTCTGCTTTTCTTCCATCGCCCTAATGCGAAGTAACCTGTTAAATCTAGCCTCTGCCAGAGCAATAAACTCCGGTATCCGGTCAGTCAGGTCATCCCTGTCTAACCAGTTAGCAACTGCCGTGTTTAACTCGGTGTAATTACTTATAGCCATTATCTACGAGAGATGTAATATATCTTATCGTTAAGGATTAAATAGTTTACCTGAGTGTTCCCCGGTTGAGGGGCTTGATATAACCACATAGTTATAGCCTCGTTGGTGTGGTGCGTAGAAAAGCATTATCAGGATCGTTGAGATATTTCTTCATCAACTTGCCATCCTTCTCTATCGCTCCGTTAGTTTCCTTCATCCACTGCTCCCAAATACCTACCGGGATGGATGCTACTCTCATGCCATGCTGTTGCTTACCGAAAGTAAGTTTATCACCATAGCCGTTCAATAATTCTTTGTTGTGATCTACAATGTCTTGAGCATCCTGATGGGTAACGAAACTTGTCGTGCCGTCAGAATGTTCTTCTACAGTAGTAGGTCTAATGTATTTCATAATGGTAATGCACCCGGTTTCTTAGTCCAACTCTCTAGTGTTTTGACTGCTTTCTTTACAGACGCTTTCTCGCTGTAAGGTTTTTTCTCTATAGGTTTTGGTTCTTTAGGTTTTTTAAGACCTTCTCTAAGTAGTGCTTTGCTCATTTTATCCTCAAAGGGAATGGCCCCCCGAAGGGGGCCAAACACAGTTACGATGCTTTGATTCCAATAACAGAACCAGATGCCTGACCGTTCTTACCACGAAGGCCATATTCAGCAATGATCATCTGTTTGATGGAGTCACCAGTTTTCGCAAGGGTCTGAGTCTGGAAAGGACGCAGATAGTCTACGCTCCAGAAATCATAATCCAAGACATACAACTGGTTCGGCAAGCAGAAACGGTTAGGTACGATTTTGAACGTACCGAAGTCCGTCACAATGACATCAACAGAGTTAATGGCACTTGCCGGTGACGTTTTGTCATGGTTCGTCACGATATCCGCAACGGTTGAACCCGCCAGAGCCGACATTTTGACTTTGAGCGAGGAGTCGCACATGATGACATCAGGCGAACCACCCGCGTTCCAAATCTGCTCAACGCAAAGGTTGACCATATCCATCGTCAAAACAACGTCAGCACCGCTAGGGGCTTTGACAGAAGTACCGTTACCGGCGTTGGCGACAGCGGCGGCTGTGGGGCCGTCGATGATGTTGGAATCACCGGCAGTCGCATCACCCAACCAAGAGTTGAGAGCCGCAGTCTTACGAGCCGTTCCAGATGCGCCAACAGTGGCAACATCTTCACCAGTAAGCATCTTTTCCATATCGCGTTTAAGTTCTTTTGAACGCTTTGCCAACTGGTAAGCCTGCGATGATTTACGGCCTGCCCAATCCACGGCTTCCGCAGTGCCAGAAGTCTGAACTGACTTCTCAGAAATCTGAGTGTAGTTAGACAACTTGACAGGTTC